CAATCGATGCGGCGATCTGCGCCACCTGATCATCCGAGTGTGTCCGCGCGTTGCGGGCATAGGGCAGAAGTTTGGCGGTCGGCCACTGCTCGATCTTGTCTGCCAACCAGGATGCGCTCATTTTTCTACCTCCGTGGTGGCCAGACGCTCTTTGGCCACGTCATCGAAGGACTGGCCAGTAGTGATCAGCGTGACCGGCACGCCGGGGTGGTTTTGCTGAAAGCGCTTGATGGCCACGTCCACATACTCCGGCGCGATCTCGACGCTGCGGCAGATGCGACCTGTGAGTTGGGTGGCCAGCATCGTGGTACCACTGCCACCGAAAGGTTCGAACACGATGTCTCCGGCGTCGGTGTAGGCCTCGATGGCGAACTCCGGCAACGCCACTGGAAACACGGCGGGGTGATCGATGTCCTGTCCTATCTTGCCTTTGTGGCGCATCACCCGGATCACGCTGTCGGGGATGCGGTTGTCCTGCGTTGGCTGGCCTTTGTGCGTCCAGCCGCTGACTTCGCCGTCCTTGCTGCGCATTGCCGTGGACGATCCATCGGCGCGCAGATGCGATTCCTGGCCTGCATATTTACAGGGCACGATCTTGTTGGGTTTGCGGGTGCTGCGATTGAAGTGGAAAACGAACTCGAAACTGGGAGCCAGTCGCCCCTGCCAGTCACCGGGCATGCCCGGACCCTGATCCCAGACGTACCAGGCAAAGCGCCTCCATCCCGACTGACGCATCCATCCGAGCCACGCATCCCAATACGGAATGACTTCGTTGTCGCGATGGATCAATCCGAGATTGACCAGCACCTGCCCGTCGTCTGCCATCGGCAGATGGCCGAACACGCCGCGCATCAGGGCATCCCAATCGCCGATGCCGCCGGAGGTGTAGTCGCGTTGATTGCCATAAGGCGGTGAGGTGAAGCACAGCTGAGCGGCGTCACCCTGCATCAGTGCGGCAACCACTGTCCGGTCGGTCGAGTCGCCACAGATCAATCGGTGCGACCCGATGGCCCAGACATCACCCACGCGCGACACCGGCACCACCGGCGCATCAGGCACGTCGTCTGCCGCATCGGGTTCTTCGCTGTCCGCATCGTCCTGTGCCGCCGGTTCCTCTTCAGGGGGCGTGGCATCCGCCAGCAGTGCGTCGATCTCGATGTTCTCGAAGCCGGTCAGCGCCAGCTCGTAACCGGCTTCCGAGAGTTCCGCCAGTTCGAGCGCCAGCATCTCTTCGTCCCAGCCCGCATCGAGCGCAAGCCGGTTGTCGGCGATGACGAGGGCGCGCTTTTGTGCGGTGGTGAGATGGGCCAGTTCGATCACCGGCACCTGATCCAGCCCCAGCTTGCGTGCAGCAGCCAAACGACCATGGCCCGCGATGATGCCGTTGTCGCCATCAACCAGTACCGGGTTCGTCCAGCCGTATTCGACGATGCTGGCGGCGATCTTGGTGATCTGCGCATCGGAATGTGTGCGCGGATTGCGGGCATAGGGAATCAGCGCCTCGACCTTGCGGTACTCGACGTTGAGCGTATTCAAAGATGGTGTCCTGAAAATGGAAAACCCGCCGACGACAAACCGTGGGCGGGTTTTTGGGTTGGTGCGAACTGACGGGGTGCGAACTGCGAACCGTGCGAACCTTGGTTCGCACCCTGACGCTAAAAAAGCGCCGCGCTCGCGCCCCCCGCATAGGCTTTTGGCCAGGGAGGACCCGTTGCAATTCGATCTGGCCATCGCGAGCCAGAAACGACGAAGGCCACAGATCGCTCCGTGGCCTTCACGCACCCAATGCTCGCAAGATTAGCCGTAATACTAGCGAAAAAACCTCCAGATGTTGCATGCCTAAAAGTGGTCGGAGTTCGCATCGATACGCACGAGTACGAGCGGCTTTACATGCGCTCGAAACTGCATGAAACGTCAACGAAGTTTGTGGCCCACTCGGTGCTCCCTCACTGCTTGCAATTGGATGACGACGACTGTCAGGGCCTTTTCCCAACGACGCCATGCGGTCGTTCGGTCACAGGCAAAGCGGCAACAGATATCCTTCCACGGGTACCGTTGCGCCCGCATCCAAACCAGATGGCGCTGCTCCTCCTCAAGCCACAACACCCATTGCATGGTCTCCAACATCCGTTCGACCGCTGCTGGGTCTGGCGGGTAATAGCGTGACGATGGTTCTTCGCCCATGTTTTCCCATGGCATGCGAACGATGGTAGGCCAGCAGTTGAAGTGGCCTTGCACCCGTACGGGCGGCAGGCGGTGGGCGGTACGTGCAGCTTCAATGAACCGATCCGCGACGGTTTCGACTGTCCATTCAGCCATGGCGGACTCCTTTCTCTCCGTACAGGCGATCGCCGATCCGGCGCAGCAGCTCACGTTCTACCCAATCAAGTCGGTCGTCGTCGGGCGATACAACCAGGATGTGTTGGTCTCGCCAGCCTTCGCGTTTGACTTGCTCGGGATCGGGGCGCGACTCTGGTTGAAGCCGCCCCAGCGGACTCTGATAGCGTGGTGTCGGAACCTTCATGTCACACCTCCTGTGTCTCAATGGCCCACAGCAGGATTGCCAGCGCGTCGGCCTCGTTGTCATCACCGGGCTGGAAGCCACGTTGGCGCATTGCACCGATCATCTCGTCCTTGCTTGCGTTGCCTTTGCCGGTGGCGTGCTTCTTGATCGTTCCGACCGGAACGCCCTGGTAGGGGATCTTGTGGTGCTCGCACCAAGCCGTGAGATGGGCCATAAAGCCGCCATAAGCGTGGGCAGCGTCGACGCCAGCGTGCCGACGGACTTCCTCGAAAAACACCGCGTCGATGCCATCGCAGGATTGCTTGATTTCGGTGAGCCAGCGTTTGAAGCGCAGATATCGCATGCCGCCGCCTTCAAAGCGCTGTGGTTTGAAAGCCTCGCTGCTGCTGCAGATGGTGCCGTCAAGCCCGCGTAGTGCCCAGCCGGTGGTGGTGCCCAGATCCAATGCCAGGATTGAGGGCAGACCACCCGGGCACGCTTTTCCATCCGAACCACCGTAAGACCCTCCACGTAGGTCAGAGGGAACGTCAGTTCCCTCTCCTACGTAGTAGGAGGGGGAGTTTTCGCCAACTTCAGAATCATCGAAAACCCAGCAACCATGCGGGTCTGGGCTAGTTGGCAAATTGGCAGCACTGCCAACTTGCCAATTTGCCGACAACGCTGCATCTTCTTGATTTGTATGGGCTTGAAGTTGGCGGGCGCTTTCCAACTTGCCAACGTCTCCGAAAATCGGGGGAATGTTGGCAACCGTCTTGCCAACTTGTCTGTGCGTATTCATGCGGGCTCCTGCGAATCGTTGATGTCATCTTGGTAAACCCACACTTCGGGGTTTTCGACCGGCAATGCGGCCCCCGACTGCAGGCATTTGAAATGGGTGGGCAGTACTGCGACCTCGCGCGTCGGTAGTTCGCCGGTGTTTGGATCAGGCTCGCCAATAACCGAACGCAGGACCATGCCCTCGACACACAGGTAGCCGAACTTGGTGCGGGCAGGCGGCAGCCCGTAATCCGATGCATTGCGGAAATACTTGATATAGCCCTGTGTCGCGAGCGCAGAGAGGCGGTCGCGGATCGTGCGTTCACCACCGAGACCTGCTTTGCCCTCAAAGGCTTCGGCGAACTGGTTGGCGGTGTAGCAGCGTCCGTTGGCGGATTCGTCGAATAGGATCTGCAGGATCACATCGCATTTGCGGCGACGTTCGGCGTCCAGACGTTGCCCGTATTCCTGCATGACCAGACGCTCACTGGAATCCACCTCGCGCCATTCGCCGTGGATTTTGTCCACGTGTTTGAGGGGGATGCCGGGGCCATTGCGTAATTCGAAGATGAGCTGGCGCGTACTGCGAGACTCGTCTGGGCGGTACAGCACCATCCCGCTTGAGTAGTAGCCGCGCAGACTGCCAGCACCGGCCAATGCCTGGAACGGGTCTTCTTCGAACTGCTTTTTCCCGAGCTTCTTGGTGTGGTGGGCGAGGACGACTCCGGCATCCGGGTTCACCTCCTGACGAATTCTTTCCACCCGCTGCGACAGAAAAAACAGCATCGCGCCGTTGTCGTTCTCGCCGCCTGCGTCCCCGCCATCGAACAGGTTGCGGATCGGGTCGATGGCAATGATGTCGGGAGGTAAGCCCCTAAACGCGTTCGCGATTGCAGGAATGATTTGGGCCAGGCCCGCGTCATCCAGCACCATGTGCAGTTGCGAGGTGGCAACGAAGTTGTCGCGTGCTTCAAGCAGCCGGTGGGATGGCAGCCGCACGTCCTTCACGCGTTCGCGTAGGTAGTGGTATTGCACCTCGGCTTGTAAATAGAACACCCGCAGTGGCCGGGGTGGGCGCATGTCCAGAAAGGTCGCGCCAGCAGCCATGTGCGCGAGCCACGACAACAGGAAGTCGCTCTTGCCAACCTTCGGTGCACCGCCAAACACCAGCATGCCGCCGGGGGTAAGCACGCGCGGCGAGATCAGGTCAGGTGGCAGCGGTGAATCATCGTCGAGCAGTGCGCCCAGCGTGAACGTGGGTAGCGATGGAGCCGCAGCTTTCACCACACGGCGTTCGCCTTGGGCAATCATCGTCGAGCAATCGAAGCCTTCCGCGACCGCATCAGCAGCGTCCCATTTCTCTGGTTTGGTCGTGGGCGGAACTAGGATCACCACGGAGGCGCAACCGGCAGCCACGCAAGCTCGCGCAGCGTTTTCGGCGTAGTCCCAGCCCGGCGCGTCCCGATCCGGCCAGATCACTACCGACTTACCGGCCAAGGGTAGCCAGTCCGTTTTATCGATAGGCGCTTTGGCTCCGTTCATGGCGGTGGTCGCCACGATGCCTGCTGCGATCAATGCATCAGCGCATTTTTCACCCTCGACCAAAATCACCTGCTTGGCCTTGGACACTGCGGGGAGGTTGTAGAGCGGACGCGGATCGGGCGCTCGCCACATACGGGCACGGACATCCCATGGCCGGTACTCCTTGCCTGACGGCGGGTCATAGCGATAGACGCAGGCGATCAGTTGCCCGTCTGGCGTCAGGTAATCCCATTTCGCTGTATACGGGCCGAGCTCGTCGACTGCATTGGTACGAACGGGTTGGCGGACGACAGACTGCGAGTGCGAGTGTGAGTGCGACACGATGCCCAGCCACTGGCGGATCTCGGCTGCCAGCCTTGGAAAGTCATGCCGAGCGGAGCGTCCCTGCGAACGCGCCCACAGATCAATGACATCGCCACCCTCATCGGTGGAAAAGTCTTTCCATAGACCGCGCCGTGGACCGTCAAGCTCAACCACCAGGCTCTTACCAGCGTTACCGTCGACGTCGCCCACGTAGAACTTGCCACCCCGGATGCGTCCCTGCGGAAAGAGGTAGTGAAGGACAGCCTCGAGACGATCCAATACTCCTACTCGTAGCACATCGGTGTCGGAGACCAGCTCGTCGCGCTGCTCGGGCGCGTCATTGAAATCGAGCCAGATGATGTTGTCGGTCATCATGTCGACCTCCAGCAGCGGTCCTGCCACAGACAGAACTTGCACTCAACATGCGTTGGCGTGGTGGCATGGCGCGGCAACAGGTCTTGGCTGTCCGTGGCCGTGATCACCCGAACCGCACGATCTGACATCCTTTGCGCCAGGCCGCCGTCGAATGGCACCAGCTCGAACCAGATCTCTTCAGAGTCCTTGTTGATGGCGGTAAACAATGCAGGGTTCGCAGAAATGCCCGGAATGCTGGCTTCCATGTAGGCTTGGTAGATGGCCATCTGCGCGGCATATACCGGTTTGGATTTGCTGACGCCGTGCTTGACCGTGTCCCGCCAGGACTTGTCGTTCATGGTCTTGCACTCCCACAGGGCGGGATAAGCCATGCCAAGCTCGGTGGGGCCACCATTCAAGACACCGTCGATGTGTCCCTGAATGCGACCGCCCGCGACGGAAAAGCCGAACTGACCGCCGCTGGCTCTCTGCGTGTAAAGGTCGAATCCGGCCATGCGTAGCCAACGGATGGCCAGATCTTCTAGGGTGTGTCCGACCTCAAAGATGCGCAGCACGCGGCCTGGCAGGTCGCGGCCAGGATCGACGGGGGTTTGCAGATACTCGTATTGCAAAGCGCGCTCGCAAGCAACGCCCAACCTCGACGCACCGAGGTAATTGCGCGGCGCTTGCCTATCACGCTGCTGGCGCAATGCGGCATCGATCAGCTCGCCGATCTGCTCCTGTATCTTGGGGCGGTGATTGAAGTCCAGCATCAGAACGGCACTCCCGTCGAAGCACGTTGACTCTGGCGCGATAGGCGTTCCTCAAAAAATGCGCGATCCTTTTCGGCTATGCGTTCGTGCTCGACAAGCATGTGCTCCTGATAGGCTGTGACTACAACCTCGACCAGCATCAGCACTTCCTCTTTGCGGTAGTCCGCCAGCGGTCGCTGCATGCCGATCGATCCCACGTAGTCACCCAGCGGAGCCAGGCACGACGCCATCGCGGCAAGCTCCATGTCACTGGGATCGATCATGTGACCTCCGCTTTTTTCCATCAGCCGCGAGAAGGCGTTCTGGCAACGCATAGAGCAGAACACCCAGCGATCCGAGTAGCGTCGTGGATCGCTGCGCGGCAAGCGCGGATTGAAGTAGCCGAAGCCTTTGGCGGTTCGTGAACAGACGGCACATTTCACGCGGCCTCCCGATAGGCATCGTTGGCTGCCATGACCAGGCGCTGGATCGACGACTTGTTGAAATGAAAGGACAGCAGGGTCGACGCCTGATAGCGGGTCATGCCGAAGTCAGCACGCATGGCCTGCGGCAGGTATTGAAGCTGCTTTTGGGTTGGCGGCTCGTTCAGCCAGCGGCGGGTCTTGTGTGCGGAGTCAGCTGTCTCCTGATCGTTGAGCCAGTCATCTGCCTTAGCCATGCAAACAGTACGTTCACCAACAGCCAGCAGGTGCGGCTGTACGTCTTTCGCACCACCCACAGCGTGCCAGCGACCATTGAGGAAGAAGATCCCACCCCAAGCATTGAAGCCCGTCGCCATCAGCGCATCGTCGCTGCCAAACAAATCGCACCAGCGGAAATTGGACCGCTTGAGCAGATCGATCTCGCTCATGATGAAATCGGACAGCACGCCAAATTCCTGTGGCTGCCGTTGCCAGACGTAGCCACACAGCGGGCACTCCATGCATGCCAGCGGCACGATCGCGCCGCAATCAGGACAGTCTTTGGTCGGCGCATCGCCGTCGTGAAGGTGACCTTCGAGATTGACCTCTTGCTCCAACGAACCGTGCATCAGACTGGCTGTACCGAAGTCCAAGACGATGCAGTCTGATTTGATGACGCCAGGAAACTCCTGCGGATCGACAGTACGCAGACCGCGTCCGACCATCTGGATGAAGGTGGACTTGTAGGAGCTGGGTCGCAGCAACACCACACAACCAGTGGGCGTGTAGTCGTAGCCCTCAGTCAAAACCGCAACGTTGACGACCACCTGAGCCCGCCCGGTTTCGTACTCCGCCAAGCGCGCTTTACGCTCACCATCGGATAAATCGCCGTAGATCAGCACTGCCTGTACGCCTGATGCCACGAAGGCATCGCAGACGTTTTGCGCGTGGGCTACCGTTGAGCAGAAAATGATGGTCTTGCGAGTTGATGCCTTTTCTTTCCAATGCTTGATCACGGCTTCGGTAATCAGGCGCTTGTCGAGAATCGACGCGACCTCGTCCATGTCAAAGTCCATGGCCGTCTTGCGGACGTTTTTGAGGGCCTCCTGTACGCCGACGTCAATGACGAAGGTGCGCGGCGAAACGAGGTGTCCGGCAGCGATCATCTCGCCCAGGGTGATCTGGTCGGCCACGTTCGAAAAGACATCGCGCAGCCCCTTGCCGTCTCCTCTGTTCGGCGTGGCGGTCAATCCACAGATGCCTGCTTTCGGATTGCGAGTCCGCACGGCATCAATGATCGCCCGGTAGCTTGGCGACGAGGCGTGATGGGCCTCGTCGATCACGAGCAGATCCAGCGTTGGCATCTGCTCAAGATGTGGCAGACGCGACAAGGTCTGGACCATCGCAAACGTGGCCTGGCCGTGCCAGGACTTTTCGTTCGCGTCGAACACCGACGTTTGCATGCCCGGATTCACGCGTTCGAACTTGGCGCGGTTTTGGCCAGTGAGTTCAGTGCGATGCGCCAGGATGCAGGCCTTGGCATCGGGTTCGACCAAGAAGCTGCCGGTCACCGCCGACAGCATGATGGTCTTGCCCGACCCCGTCGGTGCGACGGCCAGTGTGTTTCCGTGTTCATCGAGCGCAGACAAGGTGCGTTCGACCAACAGTGATTGGCGGGGACGGAGCATCATGAGCGTGACCCTCCGTTACTGAGCCCAGCTCGGACGGCCCGGAATCGGGGCGCGGCCGGTGGCTTGGGCATAGGCGTTGGGAGTATTGGCTGTCGATGCGGGCTGAGCGGTGCCGCCCATCAGCGCTGCGTAATCCTTGTGGTCAGGCGTGATCGCAGACTTGATCACGCACTTGTCCTGGCCGTTCTGGTCCTTGTCCCAGTCGACTTTGCCGAGGAACTCGATGCCGTCCAGATCAGAAAATCCGCTGATACGGCGTGCATTCTGTGCTGCGGGGCTGCTGTCACCGGGATGAACGCCACGAGCCGAATTGAGAATCGCCTTGACGAAGGTGCGGCCCATATTGGCCCACTCAGGGCCTTTGGGACTGTGCAGACCAATGAGCGACCACATCTTGCGCCTTGCGAATTCGCCTTCCATCACGACGAACTCGCAGTTCAGGTACACCGATCCGGTGTTGTCATTACGCGTGGCGTAGCCGCCAGTCCAGCCCTGCGATGCGTCATCGAAGCCACCCGGCTTGACGGTCATGCGGACACGCACCAGCGTGCCCTTGGGGATCAGGTCGAAGGAGGTTTGTTCGGACGCGGAATTGAAATCGAAATAGGTCATGATCAGGACTCCTGAGTTGAAATGGATTCGGGGATTGAGGCGGGCGCAGGACGCGCGAAATCGAGCCGCTCTGCAGCGGGCTTGGCAGGACCGGCGATTTTTTCCATCAGACGGCCGAGGTGTGGCTCCTCGATCGGATCGAGCCGTCCGGAGCGGTCTTTGGCTGGGAAACACCAAGCGTTCAGCGTGTGGCAAACAAAGGCGCGGTAGCTGGTGCCGTCGTCAGCCTTCAGTTCGGCGAGGGTGACGACTTCATCGACGATGCCTGGCAACTCAAGGCCAGTTTTGGAGCCATCAATCTGCAGCGAAAAAACGCGCCGATTGAAATCGTCCAGGGCCTCATTGAGAATGCCGACGAACCACACGTTCTTGCCGCGTGTGTGCTGCAAATGAGTGAGCCAGCCGATCATTTCTTGGCCCATCAGCCCATACGCACCACGGCTGTCAGGCTTGCCAGTCTTCTCCGAATAAGCCTGTGGCTGACCCTTGCACCACTGCAGGCACAAGCGTCCGGCCACGGTGATGGAGTCAACGAATACGGTGTCGTACTTGTCCAGCGCCGCCGGGGCGCCGAAGCGTGCGCACACGGCATCGAAGTGGGCTTGGCTGTAAGGCTGGTCGTCGCGCAATGCTGGGTTCGGGCCGCCGATGAAAACGGCGAAATCGCGACACTCCTGCCAAGTGCGGGGACGGATCGTGTCCCCAGCCCAGCCCTCTACGGCCAGATCCCCGGCCTCGAGATCAAAGAACAACGTAGCCGTCGGTTTCAGAGTCCAGAGTTGCGATGTTTTTCCGATGCCACTCTTGCCGACGAGAACACCTTTGACGCCACGGCGCTCAGCCAGGCGCTGGTCTGCGGTAATGATGGGGAGACTCATTTCACGACCTCCTTGGTGCTGAGGTCGATGAATGCGTCTGCGACGGTGGTCACACCCAGCGCGCCACGGTTGCGGGCCATTTCGTAAAGGTCACGCAAACCACTCAGACGGCGGTGGATCAGTCGTGATTCAGACTCAAGGCCTTGGATCGCGAAGGCCACGTCATCGATAGTGGCGTCTTCAAGGCGGCGCACCACCTCATCGGGGCGGCTGCCATCCAAGGCCGGGATGCGGATGGTTTCCGGCAGATCGCGGAGATACATCTCAGGCTGTTTGCGCAGCAGATCGAGTAGCGTAGGTTTCGTTTGCATGGTGATTACTCCTGAACCAGCGCGAGACGAAAGCTCGGCTTGCCGGTCTTGACGGTGCGTGCGGGGACGAACGGGGCTTTGAAGGCTTCGGGCCACGCGTTGAACTTGGTTTCCGAGATCCGGTAGCTGACTTCCACGTATTCGGATGGGTCGTCGCCATTGGCGGCAATGCGTCGGGTGATCTCGGCGAGCCGTGTCTGATCCCAATCGACTTTCTTGGGCAGGTCGGCAGTGATGCGGACGCGCCCGTCGTCAAAATGAACGACACCGGTGTCCTTGTTCGCAGCCAAGCGCAGCTGGTGGGCTCGGTCTGCGTACTTGAGATCCAGTGCGCGATCGATGTGCTCGCTGATGGCCTTGGCAATCGCCAGGAGGTCAGCAGCGTCGTTTTTGAACTCGAACAGCGACTCGCTGGCGAGTGCTGCAAGATCGCCTGCCGGTGTGGCCAGGACTTCTTCGGGGGATTTGCGGATCACAGTGCACCTCCTGCATTGACGCGTTCAGAGGTGCTCTTGCGCAGGCTGTCCGCCTCGTAGGCTTCGATGTCTTCGATGCGATACAAGACTCGGCCCTGCAGCTTCAGAAATACGGGGCCGATGCCTTCACAGCGCCAGCGCTCGAGACAGGCTTCGCTGATACCCCAGCGACTTGCCAGTTCGACTTGATTCAGGTGTTTGACACTCACGATGCACTCCTTTTGGTTGTTGCGAATTCGTGAAGTCAGTTTCGAATTTGGCCTGTACGGGCGTCCGCAACCGCCATGTGCGGGCAGATGTACGGGCACGGAGATTTCGAGAAATTGCGAGGCCCAGAAAGCAAAAAACCGCCCGAAGGCGGTTTTGCAAACTCATGAATACTCGTGCGAGGTCACTCCAACTGGATGCCATATCCATCGCCGTCATGCACGATGTAATCGGCCCACTGCGTGTTGCCGCTAAAGATGCTCGCGACCCGTTTGCCGCTCGCTGCCGCGCGTGATCCGTGTGCAGCGACCAGAATGTCTCCGGCTGAGACGCGATGACGTTCCTTGTGGAACTGCTCCACCAGATATTTCACCACTGCGATTTGCTTGGGGCCAGTGATCGTCCAAGGTGCAATCGAACGTGTGGTGATGTGCAGGGTGTTGGTGGTTTCATCGAATCGCACCGCAGGCGTGTGATCAGCTGTTTCCCCTGGAGCGGCGACCAACAGACGACGGATCAGATCGGTGTCGACTGCTGGGGCTGCGCTGTGTGGCGTCAACACACTGGCCAATGACATGACCCGGTAGTTTCTGGGAGCCTGAATCATTGCAGGCAAGGCAGACCCAGTGGTGAAGATGATGCCGGTATCAGGCAGAGTCGATTGCTGGAAATGCTGGAATATCGTTTCAACATGAGTCGCCAGCCCTCGGGTCAGCCAAACATCGGTGTGGAGCAGGCCGATGCGCATCTTCCCAAGGTGCCAGAGCGTACCGTCGATGGCAGCGGTGTTGATACCGCGTCGCAGTGCCTGCGGTATATCCATAAGGTCTGCCAGATAGTTCAGCAGCTTCGTCGCTGTCACTGAGCGAACGACAGCGGCGTCGGCGGAGATGTGCTTTACGCGAAAGGTTTCTGGGCAACGGTAGCGATATCGATTTGGATCGGCATCCTCCTCAATTTCCACCATGACCTGCTGGTCGCCACAAGGCGTCGGATAGCTCCCGGCATAGCCAATGCACTCGGACCAGGCAGAAAGATCATGGTCAGACAACGAGGTTTTGCCTGCCAGCGCCCACCCGGGTACACCGAACAGTCTCTGTCCGTCGCCGTCCGTGATGGGCTGTGCCGATTGATCGAACAGCCTGATTAACTCAAGCAGCGACGGCGTCGACAGGTGCTTCGACGGCATGGTCGATCTCCTTCAGAAGGTGCCATTTGGTGAGCAGTCGGTCGCACAGTGCCCGGTCTTTTTCGCGCTTCGTCTTGATGTTGCACTTGTTGTCGTCACGCAAAATAACGGTGATAGTTCGCGCACGATCCTTGCCGACCTTCTTGAGTTTGATGGATAGCTTGGCGAAGTTCAGGTGGTGCTCGCGGAAGTCGAAAGTAGGACTGATCAAGGCCCTTGCTGCGGTGTAGATGTCGTCAGCATCCTTGCTCCAGATCTTCACCAGCAATGAACGACCGTTGGCAGCGGAATAGCCGAGTTCGACGACCTTGACCGATGCCACCGGTTCTCCGGTGATGTCGAAGTTGCGGGGCGCGCACAAGCTCTGGTAGTCGTATTGCTTAAGCGGGATCTTTTCGCCGGTAATGGGGGACTGCAACAGCGAGTCGGCCACGATGCGCGCCAGCGCTTCGCGTCCTGCTGTGTCCTTTGACAGCACCTCCAGGTGCCCATTGGCTGGTTCATAGGTGATGTGCGAGGAGATGGCACGGATCACCTCTTGGTGGACCAGTTCGCTGTCTTGAACGTAGTCCTCAATCACCGGCGGACGGTTGTGGTGGATGCTGATCTGGTAAAGGTCTACCTCTTCGCCAGTCAGCGTGTCCGGCCGCAACCGTTTGAAGATCTGGACCGCAACGGCGTCATCAGCACACCCGAGCTGCTCGGCAACACACTGATGAAACGCTGTTTTTGCGGCGGCATCGTCCAACACTGCCAGGTTTGCAGGAGCCATAAAGCCCGAATAGCACGATGCACTTTGGCGGAAGATGTCCGCCTGTCGGGCATTCAAGGCTTCTTCGAACAGCACCGGTTGATTGGCGAAGAGCCACAGTGCTCGCTGATACTGATTGGGAATCGCGACAAAGGCTTCTCGGTCCGCGTCATCGAAGATGTCGTCCTTGAAGCCGTCAATGACATCCTGGCCAGCACCGTCCGAGAGCAGCACGATCCGTTCGGCCACATCCTCGATTCGCTGGCGTTCGCTGACCCCGAGCGCGGACAGCGTCGCCTCCATCGGCTCACGCTGCTCCTTTTTCAGCTTTTTGGCGTCCAGTTCCGGCATGACCAAGCCGAACTCGTCCACCATGAATGCACGGAACACCGCTGGCGGCAGGTGTCCCAGGAGCTTGGTCAAATTCTCTGCATCGTTCATCTACATACCCCTCATAAAGTGTGGATCGGCTTGGTATCAGCCACTACGACCCCTTTTTCATATTGGGGGTGTGCAGACCGATTGCGTTCGGTGTGCCGAACATTTATGATTATTTCGAAGCAATGATGGGTTTGTCAAGCAGTTACGAATTCGTTCGGTACGATGGTATATTGACGACCTGGTTCAAGAGATTTAGGAGAGACACGTGCCTTCACCCCTGGGTGACAAGATCCGCACCCTGCGTAAGCAGAAAAAATTGAGCCTTGAGCAGCTGGCCGAGCTGACCGACTCCAGCAAAAGCTATATCTGGGAGCTGGAGAACAAGGACGACCCCAAACCATCCGCCGACAAGATCGGGAAGATCGCCGCTGTGCTGGAGGTCACCACAGAGTTCCTGCTGACCGAGTCCACTGCCACGCCTGACGAGGCCGTGCTTGATGAGGCCTTCTTCCGCAAGTACAAGACCATGTCGGAGCCGGACAAAAAGAAGATCCGCAAGATCCTCGATGCCTGGGAAGATGAATGACGGAGGCGAAAAGGCCCATGGCCGAGGCCAACCGTATCTCGTCCATGCTCAACACGGTGCTTGGTGCGGATCGCTTTCCGGTCAAGGTTGACGAGCTGGCGCTGGAGTATTCCCGCCAGTGTTTTTCAGACTCGCCGATCGACAGGGTCCAGGGAGAGGATCTCGATGGTTTCGATGGTCTGTTGAAGGCCAACAAGTCACGGTCAAAGTGGCTGGTCCTCTACAACAGTGCCAACCCTTCGGAGGGCCGTAAGCGCTTCACGATCGCGCATGAGTTCGGCCACTACATCCTGCACCGCCACCAGCAGGACCTATTCGAGTGCGGCGACGGCGACATCGAAACGGGCGACAACAACGAGCGGGATATCGAGACTGAGGCGGATTTGTTCGCCTCGACGCTGCTGATGCCGCTGGACGACTTTCGGCGACAAGTGGATGGTCATCCGATCAGTTTCGATCTGTTGGGCCACTGCGCCGACCGCTATGGCGTCTCGCTGACGGCCGCCGCCTTGCGCTGGACCGAGATCGCCCCCAAACGCGCTGTGCTGGTGGCCAGCCGTGACGATCACATGCTCTGGGCCAAGTCGAACAAGGCGGCGCTGAAGTCTGGCGCCTACTTTGCGACGCGTAAGAACACCATCGAACTGCCTCACGACGCGCTGGCTCACAGCTACAACGCCCTTGCCATGGCTGACAGCCGGACTGGCCGCGCCCAGTCCTGGTTTTCGCGTGAGCCCGCCAGCATGCCGATCACCGAAATGACCCGCGTTGCGGGCCAGTATGACTACACACTGACATTGCTGGTGCTGCCTGAAGCCGAGTGGCAGGGATCGCGTCACGACGACGAAGAGCCAGAG